GCAGCAACTGACCCGCGCCCCATCCACCCCAACGACCAGGAGGAACCCGTGACCCGAGAGCAGCACCTGAAGCAGGCGAACGACGCGCTCGCCCGGGCGGAGAAGCTCGCCGGATGGGCGGAGAACGCGGCCCGCGGCGACGGCCCGCACAAGGCCGTCCCCTACGCCGCCGCCGGCACCCTCTGGGACTCGATCGCCCGCACCCACCTGCGCATCGCCCAGGCCATGACCGCCGACATCACCCCGGAGGCCTGACGTGGCGTTCACCGACAAGGACCCGCACAACGCGAGCGAGATCCTCCGCGTCGTCGGCCTCGGGATCCGCATCGACCGCCGCAAGGCCCGCGGCAAGTCCACCAAGCGCCTGGAGAACCGCGTCGAGCGCATCCGCGAGGACGCGCAGAAGCGCGAGGACGCCCGCGGACGCAAGTAGCTACACCCCGGGGACGGCGTCCTACCGCCAAGCACGGCGCCGTCCCCGGGCCCGGACCGCCCAACAGAACGACCGGAGAGCCAGCATGACCGACACACTGATCAAGCCGCCACAGGACGCCGACCAGGACGCCGAGGACGCACGGCAGGACACGCCGGACGCCGTCCAGGACATCGAGGCCGTCGACCGTCCCGACAACCCCCTCGCCGACTGGCTCACCGTCCCCGACGCGCCGATCCTGCCGGCGTGGGCCCGCAACTGGGAGTCCGTCCGTGCCAACAGCGGCGCGTTCGTGAAGGTCACCTGGTGGCACACCCGCTACCACTCCCTCCGCAGCCCCAAGTACGGCGCCAAGGTCGTCGGCTACTCCGCGCGCGGCGCCTTCCGAGGCGGACGACGCCTGTGGCCCGTCCTCGCCGCCCAGGACCACACCCGGGCGGTCAAGGCACTCGCCGCCCAGTCCAAGGCCAAGCCCGAGGACGACACCGTCGCCCAGCGCTACCAGGTCGCCCACCGGGACCGCACCCTCGCCCGCCGCTGGCGCTGGGGCGCCGCGCTCGGCCTCGCGTCCGCCGCGGCCGTCGCCCTCAACTACGCCTCCCTCGGCCTCCAGCTCGCCGCCAGCTGCATGATGTGCGGCGGCCTGGCCGCCATCGGCTGGTCCGACGAGGCACAGATCCTCGACCACGGCACCCCGCCCCTGCGCATCGCCATGGACTCCCAGCAGCTCAACGACGCCCTCCGCGCCACCGGCCTGCTCAAGCAGGGCAAGGGCGACGACGACGGACCCAAGGTCAACTGCGTGATGGGGCCGCTCCGCGACGGCAAGGGCTGGGCAGTCGTATTCGACCTGCCCCGCGGCGGTGGCAAGACCGCCTCCGACGTCCTCGCCAAGCGGACCGCCATCGCCGCCGAGCTCAGCGTCGACGAGATCCAGGTCATCATGAGCCGCGTCCGCGCAGCTCACGGCGGCAACGCAGGCCGCGTCTCGATGTGGGTCGCCGACGACGACCCCTACCTCGCCCCGCCCACCCCGTCGCCCCTGGAGGGCATGGACGCCTTCTCCATCTGGGACCCGATCCCCTTCGGCCAGGACGCCCGCGGCAACCGTGTCACCCTGCCCATCGTCTGGCAGTCGATGTTCTTCGGAGGCCTGCCCCGGCGCGGCAAGACCTTCTCCCAGCGCCTCCTGACCGCCGCCGGCCTCCTCGACCCCTACGTCCGTCACTACGTCTGCGACTTCAAGGGCGGCCAGGACTGGATCCAGACGCGGCAAGTCGCCCACCGCCTGGTCCTCGGCGCCGAAGAGGACGCCATCCTCGCCTTCCGGGCCCTGCTGAAAGAGCTGCTCGCCGAGATGGAGCGCCGCTTCTCCATCCTGCGCGGCCTGCCCACCTCGATCTGCCCCGAGGGCAAGCTCACCCCCGAGATCGTCAAGCGCTACAACATGCCGTTCGTCCTGTTCACCGTCGACGAGCTGCAGGAAGCGTTCCTCGCCGTCGACGACCAGGAGCGCGAGGAGATCATCAACGACATGGCGCGCATCGCCCGCCGCGGCCCCGCCGCCGGGTTCATCTCCAACTACGCCTCCCAGCGCCCCGACGCCAAGTCCGTGCCCACCAAGCTCCGCGAGATCATCACCATCCGCTACTCGACGCAGGTCACCGACCAGACGTCCTCCGACATGATCCTCGGCAAGAGCAAGGCCTCCCAGGGCGCGGACGCGTCCGTCCTCTCCGAGGAGCACAAGGGCGTCGGCGTCCTCGTCACCGGTCCGGCATCCTTCGTCACCGTGAAGGCCGACATGCTGGAGACCGCCGCCTTCAACACCATGTGCGCCAAGGGCCGCGCCCTGCGCGAAGGCTGCGGCCAGCTCACCGGCGACGCCGCCAACGACCCCAGCGTCATCGCCGAAGCCTCCGGCATCACCATCAGCCCCGTCCTGTCCGACTGCCTCGCCGTCATGCGGCACAGCCCCAAGCTCCACACCGTCGACCTCCTCGCCCGGCTGGAGAACCTCGACGAGGACTACGGCGACTGGGACGCCGAACGCCTCGCCAAGGAGCTGGAGGACGCCGGCGTGAAGCGCATGACCAAGCAGGTCAACATCGGCGGCAAGAACCTCGCCGGATACCGCCGCGAGGACCTCGAAGCCGCGATGCCAGCCGAGCTCCTCAACGCCCGGTAGAGGGGTAGGGCTCTACAACCCCCGCTACGAGACCCCCTCTTGACCACCCCTACCCGGCGAGTGGATCTAGAGGGGGGTCTCTACCGCCATAGACCCCCCTGTAGTGGGCCCTCACCTGCGAAGTAGTGGGCGTAGAGGGGTTCTTAGGAATGACCCTGAAAACCCCCGCAGGCCGCATCATGGGAGCATGGAGTCGCAGATCATCCGGCCCGGCCACCTCACCGCCCACCAGGTCGCCCGGCAACTCGGCATCACCCTCGGAGGCGTCCGCCTCCTCGTCCACCGCGGACAGCTCACCCGCTCCGGCGGCACCGTCGGACAGCCCTGGTACCCCATCCAAGACGTCGCCGCCCTCGCAGCCAAACGACAGACCCGCAAGGCCGCTTGACCGCAGGTCAGCGACATGTAACGCTTTCGACGTACAGCTGTGCCCGCACACGGGCACCACACGCGCACACGAAACCCCGGAACGGCCCTGAGCCCCCGGGGTTTCGTCGTGTCACAGGACGGACACACCACCCCCACCTGCACAGACCTGCGGAACACTGAGCCCCTCACCACCAGTTCCAAGGGGGGAACCATGGGGTTCATCAACAACGCCAAGGCGAGCAAGGCCAGCGACGAAGCTCGTAAGGCGTACACCGAGGGACGCGCCGTCCTCACCTACAAGATCATTGAGGCCAATGTCAGCAGCAAGACCACAGCGCCGATGACCGGCGTCGGCGAACAGATCGAGGCCATTGAAGCCGAGGGCTGGGCCCTGGCCAACATGGCAGCCAGCGAGAGCAAGACCCTCGGCGGTGAGCGCACCGCCCTGATCTGCCTGTTCCGCAGGCGCTGACACGCCAGCCACCAGGCAGGGAGACAGCATGGCCACACGCCGCCAACGCCCCTGCCTGGTGTGCGGCACCCTCACCCGCAACGCCAGCAGGTGCGACACCCACCAGCAGCAGTACCAGCAGCGACAGGACCGGGCCCGAGGCAGCGCACACCAGCGCGGCTACACCCAGGCCTGGCGTACCGCAGCAGCCGCAGCAGTGACCGAGCACAAGGCGGCACACGGCGACTGGTGCCCCGGATGGGGAGTACCTGCCCACGCATCCAGCGACCTGACCGGCGACCACATCACACCCAAGGCAGCCGGCGGCACCGACGACCCGACCAACATCCAGATCCTGTGCCGTGGCTGCAACGCCCGCAAGCACGCCCGGTAGCGGTCACCCTCGGCCGAGCCTTGGCCGGAGGTCGGCGCGGGTGGGGGGGCGGGGAGATCCGTGGGGCGTGCACCTATCCGGACCCGGCCCCCCATCCCCCACACGCAACCGCGAAATTTGACCCCGGGGGGTCTGTGACCTGCCAGGGGGGTGGCGATCTTGCCCGCAGGACGGCCGCCAACTCCCACGGAACGTAAGCGGAAACTCGGCAACCCCGGCAAGCGGGCCCTGCCCGACGCCTCCAACGTGGTGGCGCTGCCCCCAGTCGTGGACGACGTCCCCTCTCAGCTTCAGCCGGCCGGACGCGCGGTGTGGGAGCTGGTCCTCGACCAGTGCAAGTGGCTGGCCGAGTCGGACCGGCCCACGCTCGTGATGCTGTGCGAGAAGTTCGACCGCCGGCAGGACTTCATGGTCCGGCTGGAGGCCTCCGATCCGGTCCTGTACACCGACAAGGGGTACGCCTACGCCAACCCGCTCGTCGGGATGCTGTCGACGCTGGAGACCGAGATCGCGAAGCTGCTGTCCGCGCTCGGCCTCACTCCCACGGACCGCACGCGCCTGGGGGTGGCCGAGGTGAAGGCCAAGTCCCGGCTGGAGGAGCTGCTCGCGCGCAAGCAGGAGCGCTCCGGTGGCGCGTAGGGCGGCGCCGCCTCGTTTCCCCCGCACGCTGCCGCGCGGCCCCGAGCTGTGGACGCCGGAGACGTCCCGGTGGACCGAGGACAACACGGACGGCATCTTCGCGTGCGAGCTGATCGAGTCGTACCTGCGGCTCACCAAGGGTGTGCAGCGCGGTGAGCTCGTGCGGCTGCGGACGTGGCAGGCGGACGTCATCTGCGACATCCTGCGCCTGCTTCCGGGCACCCGGCAGCGCCAGTACTGGACGTACCTGCTGCTCGTGCCCCGGAAGAACAGCAAGAGCCTGCTGGGCGCCGGCCTGGCCATCGACGGGATCCTCGACGAGCCGGGCGCCGAGGTGTACAGCTGCGCCGCGGACAAGGACCAGGCGAAACTGATCTTCGGCGAGGTGAAGGCGGCCGTCGAGATGTCGCCGGAGCTGGACGCCAAGCAGGGCGGACTCCTCAAGGTCTACCGGGACGCCATCGAGTACCCGGCCACCGGCGCCGTCTACCGGGCCCTGTCCTCCGAGGCCTTCACCAAGGAGGGCCTCAACCCGAGCCGCGTGCTCTTCGACGAGCTGCACGCGCAGCCCAACGACGAGCTGTGGAACGTGATGAACCAGGGCTCGGACACCCGCGCCCAGCCGCTCATCATCGGCATCTCGACGTTCGGCAAGAAGACCGATGCGAGCGGCGAGGACACGGTCTGCTTCCAGCAGTACCAGTACGCCAAGAAGGTCATGAAGGGCGAGGTCGACGACCCCCGGTACGGCGCTCGCATCTACGAGACCAACGACCGGGTCCGCGGTTTCAACTACCTGGACCGGTCGGTGTGGGAGCAGGCGAACCCGGCCTACGGCGACTTCCTCGACCCGGAGAAGATGGCCGCCGTCAGCAGGAAATTGCCGGAGGCCGACTACAAGACCAAGCGCCTGAACATCTGGGTCACCGCGGCGAAGCTGTGGCTGCCCGAGGGCGTGTGGGAGAGGTGCGAGGACGCCGAGGCCGAGGTTCCCGATGGCGTCGAGGTCGTCTTGGGCTTCGACGGGTCGTTCAACAACGACTCCACGGCGCTGGTGGTCGTTCGCCCCGGTGAGCCGCTCGAATTCGATCCAGCCGACCCGGCGCACGCCGACCTCGACGAGGACGAACGCGACCGTCTCGCCGCCGAGATGAACGCCGGGCTCCGGCGCCCTCACATCGCCGTCGTCCAGGCCTGGGAACGCCCGGCCAAGGCCCCGCCGGACTGGTCGGTGCCGATCCTGGAGGTCGAGGACGCCATCCGGCAGGCCTGCCGAAAGTGGAGCGTGCGGGAGATCGTCTGCGACCCGGCGCGGTGGGCGCGCACCTACCAGGTGCTGGAGGAGGAGGGTCTGCCCGTCGTCGAGTTCCCCCAGTCGCCGCAGCGCATGGTGCCCGCCACGCAGAGGCTTTTCGAGGGCGTCATGAATCAGACGATCACGCATTCTGACGACCCGCGCCTTGCCCGGCACTTCGGCAACGCGGTCGTCCGGAACACGAGCAGGGGCTTGATGATCTTCAAGGAGACCAAGGGCAGCCCCCGGAAGATCGACCTCGCCGTCGCCTCGATCATCGCCCTCGACCGCGCCTGCACCGCCCCCGAGCCCGAGCCGACGCCGCAGTTCTTCAGCTGGGCCGACCTGTAGGAGGTGCTGTGAAGCTCCCACGTCTGCCCCGACCGCAGCGACCGCGCCGCACGCTCACCGACGCGCTGGACGTGGCCGGACTCGGCTGCCTGGTGGGCGACGCTTGGTGGTGGCAGCCGCAGGCCGGCCTCGCCGCCCTCGGCGCGGTCCTGGTGTACATCGGATGGG